TTTGATCGTCGGTTGTACGCCAAGTGGGCGGCACGAGTACGCAATCAATCCGGGCTACCCTCACATCTACAGATTAGGGATCTACGCCGTACAGGAGCCACTGAGATGGCTGAGGCGGGCTGTACTGAGGATGAGCTCAGATCAGTTACCGGGCACCAGTCCCGTGATGTCCTATCAATTTATGTTCGTCCAACAGTCAAACTAGCCGCCGCTGGCGTTAATAAGAGGTTCCAACAATGTTAAATACTCAAAGCCCACAATTGTGTGTAGCAGAATGTGGTAACACCGAATGCAGTTACCGCGTAAACAAAGAAGTTCAAGAGCAAGCTAAAGCATTAGCTGATTGGTTGACTTTAGGTAAAATGGCCCCGAGCCAGATCTGGGAGTTTCACGATTACTCAGATGGGTGCCCGGGTTACGTTAAAGTCTACCCAGAAGAATTGGTAATGGAAGCCTCATATGATTGAGGCTACCTTCATCAACCATGTCGGAGATGACCTCACCGTTGTGAACGCGGCAAGAGTGTCATTCGGCAAAAAGCATGATGAGTTTCAGGGTAATGACCTGAAGCTCATTGTGTACCTTGCCAAGCATAAACATATTTCGCCGTTTGGACATTGCTTCGCTACCTTTCACGTTAAGGCCCCAGTGTTTGTAGCGCGTCAGTTAGTAAAGCATAAGTTCCTTCGGTGGAATGAGATTAGTAGACGCTATGTAGATGACCCCCCAACCTTCTACTCACCGGATTCATGGCGATCCCGTAGTGAGGATAAGAAGCAAGGTAGTGGTGACGCTATTGATGTGGATCTACAAACAGACATTGCTGACTTTAACAAGCAGTGTGCGGATTATTACCACCACCTACTGGCCGAGGGCGTAGCCCCTGAACAAGCCCGTATGGTTCTTCCGCAGTCAATGTACACAGAGTGGTATTGGAGCGGCAGTATGGATGCCTTTGCGTCCATGTGCCAATTACGTTGTGCACCAGATACTCAATACGAGACACGTCTGGTTGCCGACCAAATTTCGTCAATCATGCTGGATAAGTTTCCCGTATCTTGGGCGGCTCTACAAGAGGCCGAGACGTGACACTCGGTAGAATGAATTGTTGGAGTTGTGAAACCCCTATGATCTGGGGGTGTGACTTCGAAAATGAGGATGAAGAATACGGCTACGGACAAGATGAGTACGCTATCTTTAGCACGTTCACCTGCCCCAACTGCAAAGCAGAGGCCGTGTTCTTTCATTACACAGGAGACAACCAATGTACTGGTTAATAGGTATCATGCTTTTGAATTCGCAAGTGTATCTGACAAAGATCCATGAATTTAACACGCATGAAGAATGTATCCACGCGATGAGAGAAGCCGAGATTGTGGTGCAAGCTGAAAACAAACAGCTTGTCTGCATTAAGGACGAGCGTGGAATGATGACGTATGAGGAGAAAAGCGATGGCGTTTACGAGCAGGGATTTCCCGTCATTCGAGGCGTGGAAAGAATTTCGAGAATGTGATTGGTGCGGGCGCACTACACATGGAAAAACTTATTATGATGATCCGGGCACAATTTATTGCACATCGTGTCACGCCCCTCTCGAAGGAAATGGCAAAGACATTCTTAAAGACGATGTCGATAAATATTGTGGGAACAGTTAGTGTCACAAGGCCGAAACTTCCACTTTCTTCAACCCCACTTAACTGGGGCAGGGAAAATGGAATGGTTTCAGTAAGTTGGTTGCGGGAGCAGGATTTGAACCTGCGACCTTCAGGTTATGCATTTACCTAGTAATTTCAATATGTTGTATAACAATTGCGTGGTAAAGCCCATAACTAGTGTCACTATTATTGTTGACGGATTGCATTTTCGGGTGTATAAAGGCGAGGCCGCCGACAGGGGGCCGAGCTATAGGGGTAGGTAATGTATTCAAGGGCAGAACAGTACGAGGTTGTAAGTAAGGTCAGGGTCAGGGAAGAAGAAACAAAACGTATCGATTGTCCCTTTTGCGGTGGTAAATATACTCTCACAATTTCCAACAATGATGGTTCACTAGTATGGAACTGTTATAAAGCATCATGCGGAGCCAGAGGTGCTAAAAGAGTTGGATATAGTATTAAAGCTATAAAGAGTAAGTTTGATAAATCATGTAATGGATGTTCAAACTCATGTTGTACGGAAAAGCGTACGTTATCACTTCCAAGTGTTAATTCTTCAGTAGATAATCATATAGATGTTATAAATTATCTTCGTGATAACAATTGTTATAACGCCTACGAAGATAAGGCTGTAGACATTAGTTATGATCCTGCTAATGATAGAGTTCTGTTCTGGATGAATAATAATGAAGGCGCAGTAGGACGAGCACTAAATAAGAATACTAAACCTAAATGGCTATCGTACGGAAATATATCCGGTGTTCTAGCCGTAGGAAATAAACCCACCGCTATTGTTGTTGAAGATGCCGCCAGCGCGTGTGCTGTATATGCTACAGGTGTATATACAGGTGTGGCATTACTTGGCACCAATGTGTCACCTTTACAACGTATTCAACTAAGCCACTATCAAAACTTAATTATATGTCTTGACAAAGACGCAAGTAAAAAGGCTATAAAGATTAGTAGAAGTTTGAGTGGTATTGTTAATACAACCGTTTGCTTTATTCGCGATGACTTCAAATATATGAACCCAATTAGCATAAGGGAGATAATAGATGAAGGTGCGAGGGTTGGTGGTCATAGATTATGATTGCCCAGATGGCTTTATTCAGGCCGCTGAAGAACAGAAGAAATTGCAAGACGCGATAGACGCGTTATGCAGAGGCAACCCAAGAGTATTACACCACGAAGTGGATATCCGTGAACGTAGAGGCGATCAAAAGCCCGACATCAAAAAGATGAAGCTACGGATTAGCTAATTTAGCTACTTTCATCAGGCAAGAGACAAAGCAGTAAGAAAGAGGCCCTGACGCAAGTCGGGGTTTTTTTGTGCTCATATTTTTGTTGCTAGTGACACTAACTAGTGTATACTTAGTGTCGTTACGAGGCACTAATAAGAGCAAAATTATGGAAATGAAAATCTTAAAGGGTCTGCTGTCGGCAGATTTTTTTACGTCGAATAAAAGCAACCTGAGCCCCCGGTTGTTTGAGGAAGAACTAAGAGACATCTACGAATGTATCGCTGAGGGGCATGATAAATATCAGACAGATCTAAGCACAGACGATGTTCTAGCTATCTGGGAAAAGAACAATCCAGTAGCCACCCGTGCAGAAAATGACACTCTAACCGATTTAATCAAACGCATTGACCGTGAAGAGCCTTTGAATGAAGGCGTAGCTCAAGACCTATTGAAAGAGCTATGGAAACGTCATGTAGGTCATAAGATTGCAAACTTAGGTATTGAACTCACTGAGGGCGTACCGGATGCAATGTCACGTTTGTCCAGTCTATTGGACAATGTCCGTGAAGGTGTAATGCCAAATGATTTCGGCGACACCACTACCAAAGATATTGAAGAACTTTTGCGTATGACATCCGATGATGCGCGTTGGAAGTTCAACATCAACACACTATCCCGCAACGTATATGGAATAGGCCCAGCCGAATTCGGAACTATCTTCGCACTACCCGAGACAGGTAAATCAGCCTTCGCAATCTCTATCACTTGTGGCCCCGGCGGCTTCTGTGAACAGGGTGCGAAGGTTTTGTATTTAGGGAATGAGGAAGAGACAAAGCGTACCATGCTCCGGGCTATGCAAGCTTGGGGTGGCATGACGCGTGAAGAAATTGTGAAAGATCCGATGTCCGCCCGGACAAGGTTCAAAGCAATCGAAGACCGTCTTGAAATGAAAGACATTCAAGAATGGGATCTGCAAAAGATTGAGGCATATATCGAACATATGTCTGCGGACGTAGTTATCATCGACCAAGGTGATAAGGTTCATATCAATGGTCAGTTCTCAGCCTCACATGAAAGACTGCGTGAACTGTATCGATCACTCCGTGAATTAGCCAAGCGTCAGCAATGTGCTGTCATTACCGTATCGCAAGCATCGAATGAGGCTCGCGGCCGTACTCGTTTGTCTGGCTTCGACATGGAAGGATCTAAGATTGGTAAGATGGCCGAGCTTGATCTGTGTATTGGCATTGGCAAACACGAGGCTGGTGATGTGGATGACACTGACCCCGATAACACTCGTTATCTAACCGTTTCCAAGAACAAACTCTCTGGATGGCACGGCACCGTGATCTGCAACATCCAGCCACAAATTTCTCGTTATGTTGAGTAATCCGTATATGAAAGTAAGACTAAGTAGGCAGGATAGCCACACCGCTGAAATCATGGGAGCCGACACTGTCGCTCTCTGTAAGATGCAAGGGTTTAACCCACGTCTAGAAAATGAACGACAATCCCGGGAAGAGGCTAACGCATTTGGCTATAAAGCTGAGTTTGCTGTAGCGCGTCTGTTTAACGCCGAGCCCCCAGTGATCAATGTTCTATCTGACGGTGGTGTTGATCTCTGGCTTGATGGAATTCCAGTAGATGTAAAATTCACGAACGAAGAGCATGGGCCTCTCATCTTTGACACGATGCAGAAGTTCCGTGCTGAAATCGCCATTCTGGTTGGCCGTACAGATGACGAAGACGTGATGTCGGTAAACGGCTGGGTCACTCGAACAGACTTTAAGTATGCCGCCCGCAAGCATGACTTCGGGTACGGGGAGCGTTTGTTCATGCGCCACACAGAAATGCAACCAATAGAAACATTGTGGCGGTTTCTAGCAGAACGAAAATGGGGAGTAGAATGCGAGTAATAGTATTTGACTTAGAAACAACAGTACAGCGAGAAAACGGCGTAATTGATAACAGTCCGTTCCATCCTAAGAACAGGATGGTAAGTGCTCACTGGCTGATGATTGAAGACGGTGTATTAGGTACACCACAAAGCCGAGTGTTTTATCACAACGAAATCGAAAGATCTGATAGCCCAGATGATTTTATTCAAGCGTTGAAGTCCGCTGATATTGGCGTGGCCCACAATGCAAAATTCGATTTGCTTTACCTTTTGGAATCTGCATTACCTATCCCGCCTAAGATGTACTGTACAATGATTGGTGAGTATATCTTTGCCCGGGCTAGGCAGATTAGTAAATCTCTAAAGGCTACAGCCGAACGTCGTGATGTAACGCGTAAGAAGTCTGAGTTAGTTGATGAAATGTTCAAGGGTGGTACTGGTTTTGAAGCCATGCCTCTGGATGTTGTTATTGAGTATGCTGAGGCGGATGTTCAGTCATGCGCTGAGATATATCAAGACCAGTTAGAAGACCTAGAAAAAGACTCTAATAAGGGTCTTAAACCAGTCTTTGAACTGATGAATGAAATGATGATGTTCCTGTGTGAGATTGAGCGCAACGGCATCAAAATTGATATGGATGCTCTTAATAAGGTGGAGAAAGATTTCCTCGAAGAGAAGGAAACAATCGAAAAGAACCTACGAGATATTGTTCAGTCCGTGATGGGGGACACCCCTATCAACCTGAACAGCGGTCAGGATATGACCAAGGTAGTGTACAGTCGTTATGTGCACGATAAGGAATACCACAAGCGGGCATTTAATATAGGTGTAGGCTGGAACGGTAAGCCTCTATATCCACCTAGAATGAGCCAGTCTCAGTTTGCCAATACGGTAAGGAAAAGTACCCGCCGGGTAATGAAGACTGTCGCCTATCATTGTGATCCTTGCAAAGGTAAGGGCAAAATCCAAAAGTATAAAAAGGATGGTACGCCGTGGGTTAACCTAACCAAGTGCACTAGTTGCGATGGTCAAGGTTTTACACTGATGAATACTGGTCAGGTAGCTGGTCTAAAGCTTGTGCCTGAAGGCCCTAACGATGCATCTATCAATGGGTTCAAGACTGACAAGACAACAATTGAACGTCTTATTGTTCAGGCTGAACGTAAGGACAATCTTGAAGCGATACAGTTTCTAACTGGCATCCGTAGACTGAATGCTATCAACACTTATCTTGATAGTTTCGTCACTGGCATCAAAACTTATACGCGGCCGGATGGAATACTACACGCGCAGTTTAACCAGACAACAACCCGTACAGGTAGATTAAGTTCAAGTAACCCAAACTTCCAGAACCAACCGCGTGGCGGTACCTTCCCGGTTCGTCGTTGTGTTGTGTCCCGGTTTGATGGTGGTGAAGTATTAGAGGCCGATTTCTCTGGCCTTGAATTTAGAGTGGCTGGGGAACTGTCACGAGATCCACAGATCATTGAAGATATCTTGGGTGGCAAGGATGTTCATAAACAGACTGCCTCAATCATTAACCAGATTAGTGCCGATGAAGTAACGAAAGATCTTCGCCAGAAAGCGAAGGCTTATACATTTGCACCTTTATATGGCGGGCTTGGAATGTCAGAGCCCCCTCATGTGCAGACGTACTTCAAAGAGTATTTCAATATTTATCAGGGCCTGAAGCGTTGGCATCAGACTTTGATGGATGGCGTATTAAGAGATGGAATTGTCCGGATACCGTCCGGACGTGAGTTCTATTTCCCAGACGCTAAACGATTGCGTGGTGGCCGAATAACTAATGCTACGGCAGTGGTTAACTACCCTGTGCAATCATTCGCGACAGCGGACATTGTTCCATTGTCGTGTGTTCGCGCTCTGCGTGAATTCAACAAGCTCAATCTCCAAAGCAAATTGATGCTTACGGTACACGATTCAATCGTTGTGGATGTGTACCCCGGGGAAAAAGAAAAGGTTGTGAAGGCTCTGAAATGGGCCATGAGCGACGTTTCTGAAGAGCTTGAAAATAGGTTCAATTACAAGCCTGTTTTGCCAGTCGATATTGAGATGGAAGCAGGTGCGAATT